ATGCATGCAGCTGACGCTGTACTTGCTGGAGGTGTTCGTCGTTCTGCAACTATTTGTTTATTCTCACCAGATGATGAGGAAATGGTAAATGCAAAGACAGGGAACTGGTTTACTGATAACCCTCAGCGTGGTCGTTCTAACAACTCTGCTGTGATTGTACGAGATGAGATTACAAAAGAACAATTTAAAAAAATCATGGGTTCCATAAAAGAATTTGGAGAGCCAGGTTTTTACTTTGTAGAAGATAAAGACTTTACGACTAACCCTTGTGTTGAGATTGGAATGTATCCACAGATAAAAGGTAAGTCAGGGTGGCAAGGTTGTAATCTTACAGAGATCAATGGTGGTAAGTGTACATCATCTGCAGAGTTCTTCAAAGCATGCCGAGCAGCTTCCATTATGGGAACACTACAAGCAGGTTATACAGATTTTAAATATCTTGATAAGAATACAAAGAAAATATTTGAAAGAGAAGCTTTATTAGGAGTATCAATAACAGGATGGATGAATAATCCAGATGTGTTATTTGATAAAGAAATTCAGATTGAAGGGGCAGAGATTGTCAAACAAGTTAACAGAGAAGTTGCAGGACTTATCGGAATCAATCCAGCAGCTAGAACAACGTGTGTTAAGCCATCAGGTAATGCTTCGGTTCTATTGCAGACTGCTAGTGGTATCCATGCTGAGCATTCTCCTCGCTATCTTCGTCATATTCAGTTAAACAAAGATACTGAAGTAGCTCAACTTATTGCTGAGTCAAATCCTTATATGGTAGAAGAATCAGTATGGTCAGCTAATGGTACAGATTATTGTGTAGCGTTTCCAATTCTTTCTCCAGAAGGTTCATTGTTTAGAGAAGAAACATATGGTACCGATCTTTTAGAAAAAGTTAGTATAGTTCAGAACAATTGGGTTGAAGCTGGTACTAATCCTGAACTTTGTCCTAACCCTAACATTCGTCACAATGTATCAAACACAGTAACAGTTTTGCCGCACATGTGGACAGAAGTAGAGGATTACGTATATGAAAATCGTCATTCTTTTGCAGGCATTTCATTTCTTGCTGGAAGCGGAGATAAAGACTTTGCACAAGCACCCAACACAGAAGTATTAACAGAAGATGAGATAGTAAACAAGTATGGCAAGGCTGCATTGTTTGCATCTGGTTTGATTGTTGATACTCGTAAGTCTGGTTTTAGAGACTTGTGGGATGCAACTATGCAAGCACAAATGCCAGAAGAGTATAGAGGTGAAGTATCTGATCTAAATAAAGAATGGATCAGACGTTTCAATAAGTTCTCTAACAACTATTTTGAAGGTGATCTGAAACAAACAGAATATTGCCTCAAAGATGTATTTTTACTACATAAATGGGAAAAGATACAACAGAACATAGTTGCTGTTGATTTTGTTTCACAGTTAAACCAAAAAGAGTTTACTGATATTGATACAATGGGAGCAGTAGCATGTCAAGGTGGAGCGTGTGAAATCACTTTTTGATTGGTACAAGTTTTTAAGATCTGAAGGGTACGGCGTCATAGAAAGTTTTGAGTCAGCGCTATATAATAACAAAACTTGGTACCCTGAAGGCTCTTGGCCATATGGAATGAAACTCAAGGAGAAGAAATGGAAAAAGAATATTGGGCAGAGTGTCCAGCCTGCGATACCGAAACACAAATAATGGTAGTCAACGAAGAGTATGAGCAACCTAACCATTGCCCAATGTGTGGTTTACCATGTGAGTTTGAAGAGCTTGAAGAAGATAATGATGATGGGGATACAATAGATATATAATGTTAGATTGCAAATTTCCTGATGTTGGGATAACAGTTCACCCATCAGGCACATTACACGTTTGTTGTAATATTCAAAGGCCATATTCAGAAGGTACTCACATCTCAGAAATAGATGACTTTGAAGAATATTTTTATAGTACAAAAATGAATAAATGGAGAGAAAACTTTTCTCAAGGCTGGGAAAAGTTTGATGGGTGCAATACATGTAAAGGACCCAATAAAGTTTATCCATCTTCATTTAGATACGATAGAGCTGATGGATTACAATTTCTTGAAATGAGTACAAGTAATGTTTGTAATCAACAATGTGTTATGTGCAATAGTGCTTTTAGTCACAAGTGGAATAAAATTGAAGAACTATTTGATAGATCTCCTACAAAAACATATTCTTTCTCAGATGATGACATTGAAAAAGTTATTAAAGTTTTACCTCGTTTAAAAAGACTAATGTTAAAAGGTGGAGAACCTTTTGCTGATCAGAAAAATCTAAGAATTTTAGAAGCATTGTCTATAGTTAATCCAGATTGTGAGGTAAGTATTGTTACTAATGGCCAAAGAGTTTCAAATGGGTTTAGAAATGTTTTAAAAAAATTAGCCAATGTAAATATTAGAGTAAGTATAGATGGATTGGGAAAAAGGTATGAATGGATAAGAGGAGGTGATTTCAAAGAGTTAGAAGATACAATAAAAACTTTAGCTCGTGATATTGGAAACACTCTACAAACTTGTCCTACAGCTTTAATTTACAATTGGTTTTATATGGATGAATTGAAATCATACATTAAAGATTCAATTTACTTAACCTTTGATGGTAAATGGCCAAGCCAAATTGTAACCTGGCCTCATTGGTGTTCTCCTGCAAGATTACTTACTCAAGAAGAATTAGATATAAGTAACAATAATATTCAAAGTATATATGATGAACAAGCTATGAAAGACCATATTAAGTATACGAAAGTTATGAATAGTGTCAGAGGATTTGAAGTGGATATACGAGGGCCAATGTTATGATGACACTCCTGAAGAATATCAGGGTTTTGTTTATCAGATAACCGAGTTAGACACAAATAAAAAATATATTGGAAAAAAGTTTTTCTGGAAACCAAAAATACTTCCCAAAACAAAAACCCGCAAGAGACGTAGTAGGACACGCGTAGAAAGCGATTGGCGAGATTACTATGGATCCTCTACTGATGTTCAAATGTTGGTAGAGAAAAAAGGTGTTGACAACTTCCGCAGAGATATATTAAAATTATGTAAGACAAAAGGTGAGTGCTCATATTATGAAGCTAAGTTACAATTTGAATATGATGTCTTACTGAAAGATGAATACTACAATGAATTTATTGGATGTAAAATTCATTCTAAACATTTGAAGAAAGAACAATGAAACATTTTTTACATATTGGTGTTGGTAATCTTTATGATGTTGCTAATTTTATTTTAGAAGGAAAATATCATCAATATGACAAACTCTATGATTTGAGATTTGACGATAACATAAAAACTTGGGCTTGTGATTGTAAATATTATTCTAAAGATAATTTAGCTTCGTTACACCGAAGCGACTGGATAGATAATTTTATACATAAAGATATATGTGATGACTGGCCAGAAGTACCATTGTTTGATTTGTGGGATTGTACATCAGTAATGGAACATGTTAAGAAAGAGAATGCTGAATTATTTGTTAAAAAGTTGAGAGAAAAAGTTACAAACAATTCACTAGGGTATGTTCACATTGATTTATCAGATCATAGTAGACCAAATCGTAGTATGAAACTATTTGAAGATAGTAATTTTGCAAGTCAATATCCAACAAAAGAAGATAAAGGCTATTGGTTATATTGTAATAGAATAAATGGTACCCAATGGAAAAAATATTTCTCGGAGCATTTTTTATTTGATGTTATAAATGATGAAGAGACATACATTACTTTTGATAATGTGAGACCAATAAACAAGGATTGATATGATTTTAATTGATTATAATGCGATTGCAATTAGTAATGTAGTTACTCAAAAGTTAGATCTTGATGAAAACTTGATAAGACATATGATCTTAAATAGTTTAAGAATGTACAGATCTAAGAACAAAAACAAGTTTGGAGAGTTAGTTATCTGTACAGATGGTAAACGTAATTGGAGATATGATGTCTTTCCTAACTACAAATATAAACGTAAAGATGCTCGCAAAGAATCTAAGATGGATTGGAACGAGCTGTTTAGAATAACTAACTTAGTTCTAGAAGAGCTCAAAGAAAACTTTCCATATAAAGTAGTAGAACATGAACGGTGCGAAGCAGATGATATTATAGCAACACTAGTTGAGAATACACAAGAATTTGGTAAATATGAGAATGTGTTAATTGTTTCCTCAGATAAAGATTTTGTTCAACTACAAAAGTTTGAAAATGTTGCTCAATATTCTCCTATGAAGAAAAAATTATTAAAAGAAGATCATCCTCGTAAACAACTACAGGAGTTAATATTGAAAGGTGACCAGGCTGATGGGATACCTAATGTACTTAGTGGAGATGATTGTTTTGTTGAAGGTATAAGACAAACTCCACTTAGACAAAAAATTATTGATCAGCTAATAAACGATCCCACTTGTATGGGTGAAGAGATATATCGTAACTATCAACGTAACTATAAATTAATAAATCTTTCTATGACCCCAGATTTAGTCAAAGAAGAAATTATATATAATTATGAAGAACAGAAACCACCTACTGATAAGAAGATGGTTTTTAATCATTTGATAGCAAAGCGATGTAGATTATTATTAGAAAATGTTGAGGATTTTGTATAATGACAAGACAAGTTTATGAAGTGATTGAAGTAGCTTCAAAAGCAAAAACACGGGAAGAAAAAATTCAAGTGTTAAAAGAAAATGAAACTTGGGCATTGAAAGATTTGTTAAGAGGTGCCTATGATGATAGTATTCAGTGGAACTTACCACCCGGTAAGCCTCCATTTGAAGCAAGCGATGGACACAATCACCCATCAAACCTTCACCAACAAAATAAACAATTTATTTGGTTTGCCAAAGGTGGCAAAGGAGATCAAATGCCTGCTGTTAAAAGAGAATCTATCTTTATTAAGATATGTGAAGCAGTGCATCCAGTAGAAGCTGATATGCTTTGTCTTATGAAAGATAAAAAGCAATTAGCTAAAGGTATAACAAAGAAAATAGTAAAGGAGGCTTTTCCAGGTTTAATTCGTAAGTAACAAAATTTAAAGGAGATTGCATGCCAACGCAGTTAGATAGACTAAGACAAGATGTTATTGAATTGGATGAATATATAAAGAAGTTAGAAAAAAGAGGAAAGAAAGAACTTATTTCTAAAATAAAACGTAAACGTCACTATCTAGAAAAACACATAACTGAGAAGCAATTAGCAATTTAAAGGTAACAATGCCAACCTATACTATGATTAATAAAACAACTGGAGAAGAGAAAGACATGTTTCTTTCTTTTGCAGAACGTGAACTAATATTGTCTGAGGGTGAATGGTCTCAACAATTATCAACTCCCAAAAGTGTAACTAATGTAACCGGTACTCTCAAGCAAGCGGGTGACGGATGGAAAGAAGTATTGTCAAAAGTAAAGTCAGGATCGACTAGCTCTAATACAATAAACGATTGAGG